CATGCCACATAACCCAACTGAGCCAACGGATCGCTCTTGGTGGGTTTATCCGGGTTAATGACGTAGGGCACAACCGCCTCGAATCCTTGCAGAGGAACAATTCCGTATGCGTCCCTGGCAACGAATATCAGGGGATACACATCACATGCCGTCGCGGCTGCAACCGCTATCCCGCCGCTGAGATAGGTAGTGCCTGCATAACCGGCAGCTTCCCAGGGCTCGAACATGGCCGTTAGGATAATTCTGAATTCCTCAAGGGTTCCCGCTTCACCGGGCAGCGCTTTCGAGGAATCCGCATATTGGGCCACGGGTAGAAAACCCGGAATGTCCCGGAGATCCGCCTTAAGGTCTGTATGACCCATGCAGAAATAAGCCGGTTCAACGGGCTGGGTGGAAATTTTATCCGTCGCACGGATAATCTTGGAAATCTCCCGGGCCTTGTTCTTTTTGAACATCCGGTAGATTTTCCTGAAATCTCCCCGGGTGGGCGGTGAATTTACCGTTGCTCGTGTAGCGACACCATCCGCATAAAATACGTTGGTGCCGGCCTTGGTCACAGAAATTCGCAGTTCCTCAACGGTCTCAGCAGCCTGCTCACCACAAAGATCCATGGACTCTTTAAACACCGGATCCTCATGGGTATCGGCAATAACGTCTGTCAACTCGATCAAATCGCCGTACTGTTCGAGCGTGGCATTGACGTCGGTATAGGTCAGACGCTTGCCCTTGGGCGTAATGCCTTCGGCCAGGGGCGCCGATGCTCTGGCCAGAGAATTATAACGGCGCCATTTAACGGTTTTTGTTTGATTCTTGCGCAATGGATCCTTTTGGCCAAAGCGCTCCACAACCATGAGATGCTGACCCCTTCTCAGGAGTCTTTTCATTGCCTTTCCGGCGGTCCTTGGAGAAATGTCTCCATAACTTGTTCGATTGCTCATAGTCCTAAGCCTCCTCTTTTGAGTAAATAATTTGAGTCTCTTAGGACTTCGCAAGTGAACAAAAAAACCCGGTTAAAAATTAAGAAACAGCTCCTAATTTCATAACCGGGCTTCTATTGAGCCTCTGATATGTCAGGTGAGTGAGGTTTCGGGCAATTGTTTACCCGGGTACCTCACTCAAAGACCCGAGTCAATGATTCGACTCTGGGAATCGAACCATCGCGGAGGTGGCATCTTCGCTTACCATTTTACGGGTGTCTCCAAAGATAGCCGCGCATTGCCTACAACGCCGTAATGACAAAATAGACACCCAACCCTACGGGATTTTCATAAACTTATTGATCGTTTTGCACCTGGCGCATTTAAGCGATATACTACCGCCGTGGCCAAGATCCCCTTCAAGGAATTTTTTATTACAATGTGAACAGCGCAGTTCCTTGTTTGAATTCACAGTGATGAATTCGGTATTATCTCGCATATTATTACTGCCCTTTTCGGGATTAATCGTCGTCGTCATCATCTTCCTCAAATGCCGCCTGCGCATCATTCATGTCAATACCATCGGTTTGCGTAACCGTCTTTTTGTTGCGCAGGGTGCCCTTATGAAGATCATCTCTTAATTTCTTTTCCTTCCGGGTCTTATCATCCACGGTTTCGGCCTTTTTCTTCCCGATACTTTTCTTGTAATAATTAAGGATTAAAATGCCGTCCTCCGGGGTCTCCAACTTTTTGGCCATCCGCTGTAAAGCTGCATCCTGACTACCCAGCCATTCAACAAACTCCGGAGACTTGTTGATTTTTTTACCATCCGAATGAACCTCTGTGATCTGATCCCAAAACTCCATATCAAGGATTTTTTCATGTATGGGACCCACCTGGTCGGCTTTGAGGAATTGACCACTTTTTAAAGATTGTTCAACAATCTTTTTCGCCATTATAGAGCCTACGGCTATAATGGCGGCAAAATCATCCGGATAATCTTTTTTGTATTCTTTAAGATTGATTTTGGTTCCATCAACCTCTATCTCCTGATCCGGTAAATCACCAAGGAGATTACCCACATCCTCCATTGTCAGAGGAGCTGGGGCCGGAGTCGCTGGTACCGCAGGCTTTTCATCCGGTTGTTTTGGTTCTTTTTCTTCCACCGGCTTTACAGGCGCCGGAAAATCCTCTATGACCCCTGGTGGTTTTTTGAGACGATTTTTTAATTCTTCGGGATAGTCATCATCTCCGGCGCCCTCTTCTTTGTCGGGATCCGCAGCGGGTTTTTTATCCGGATCTGGTTCAAGATCATTATCGGCATTATCGAGGGCTTCGTCTCCTACCTCACCCTCAGTGTGATCGTCATCCTCTTCCATGAATGAAGCCATTGCATCATCCACGTCCGGGGGAAGCTCAGCGGATTCTAATTTTAGATCGTCTGACATTCTATTTTCCTTTTTAATAAAAGTTTTGGTTTACTCGATCGCCGGCAATATCGTTCCTGATTTAGCAATCGTACCGGTGTGATAATTCTCAAAATGCTGAAAATCGAGAGTTGCCGTGTCAAAGAGTTCGGTTGTGGTATCAAGGCACCCTGCCAGGTTATACGCCATAATTCCCGTGGACGTTGCCGAACTGCCAGTTGCAAAAATACCCACCGTCTGAGTGTTATTGTCACCGTTAAGATTTAAAACATTGCCAACTATCTGGGCGTTAAGGCATACAAAAGATCCCATAATGAGAAAATGGCCAACATCAGCCGCCGAGGATTGATTGTCGGAGTTGTTTAGAATCTTCAGGCTGTTAGTGTTAGCAAGAATTGACACGAATGCCAGCGCCGCCGCATCCACTGAGGCTCTTTCGTTGTTTTTAATTGTCAACCCGTTACAGGCATTGGCCGTGTCGTCGGTCCCGATGAGCGAAAGGAAGTTTTTGGCAGTTGTGTGTTCCTTAAACAAACACCCATCAATGGTGACATCCACCGCATCCACATCAATGGCCATGGTGATATCCGCATAATTGGCATTCAGAATGAAATTTTTAAGCGTTGTATTGGCGCCGGTGATCATCAAGCAGGCCGCTGCAGCCGTGGTATAGGTTACGGTGGGCCTCATAGAACCGGTACCGAGTCCGATAATTTTAACGCCCGCCACATCCAGGGTCAGGGTCCCCGCACCTATAATCGTGGAGGTATGGCCCGGCATTACATAAATAATATCGCCACGACTCGCCGTGCATTGATCCAGGGCATAGGCGATTGTGGCAAATGGTTTCATCCATGATTTGCCAAAATGCGAAACATCAGCCCCACCGGAGGCGCTTCGGTTGCACACGAAAAAAGTCTCACTGTAAGTAGGGGATTGGTTAAAATCCCCTTCGACAACCATACCCTTTGTGGCAGTAACATCCTGCAGAAACGTGACCTTTCCGGTAAACGCCTTATCTCCGCGAATAAGTTCGGTGGCTAAACAAGGCGTAACCACCAAAGACAATGATAGAAAGGCAATCATCAAACCCAGCAAACGTTTTTTAAATAATTTTCTCATGGCTCATTCTCCTTTTAAAAATGGTTAAATATATTGCCTCTCTGTGGAGATCTGTTCTTATTCTTCAGGCAACCTTGCGATCACCTTTCTAGCCTCATCCGGTAGGTTTATGATCCAATTAAATGCCCATATCGCGCCGGTTAAAAATACGATATCCTTTTTAAGATCCTCGGGAGAAAATTGAGGCTTTGATTCTGTTTGTTGTCTGATTTCATCTCTTTTAATTTCAGCGGCCTCAAGCAAAACCCTGGCCACGCCGACTTGACGGATATCTGAAAAGTTTTTATAGTATTTCCCTTCCGGTATATATTTATCAAGTCTCATTTATAATTCGATCCACCATTTTTAATTTAGCATCGACAGACAATTCGACATTCTCAATCTGTGCGGCCAGCCTCTTTATTTCCTCAATAATGAACGCTTCCCGGCTTTCAACCGCCAGGACTGCGATTTTAACAGCTTCCGCATTAAGAACATCGCTCAATTCCTCGCTTAATTGTTGAAGACATTGCGCTTCCCACTTTTGAAACTGCGCCGGATCCGTGAACACCGGACATCCGTCCTCGGTCCATTGAACAGGTTTAACAGCCTTGTCATTCATCAAACCGCCTCCGCAACTTTCTCCGCAACTTTCGGCTTCTCACCCGTTTTTTTCAGAATCAAATCATTCTCGAACTTTTCCTCGATCTTCTTGACTTCACCCTCAATTTTCGCCGTTATCTTTTCCATCTCCCGCAAATGATCCGAGCGTTTGATCTCTTCTTCCCGGGCAAAGTTCTGATTCATGACTTGAAGCGTTTTGGCCTCTACCTCCGCCCGCATCTCAGCGTTTTGTTTCGCTTCAGCCGTTTTCTCATCACTGGATTTCATGATGTGATCGGGGTCTATGTCGAATGCTTTCCAAATTTCTTCGAGCAATGTGGGAATCTTTGTCTCGTTAACCAATATTTCCGAACTTAGTGTAAGGTTCAACCCCTGCATGAGTTTTTGCAGGCGTACAACTTGATTCTGGAATGAGGTAAATCCAAGCGGATGAGCAATATAATTACCCTTTCCTTTTTTAAGGTCCGGATCGGCCATGTTGAATTTGTAAAAATCAGAGGTAACCGGTTCAATAATTCCTTCGTCATAATTTTTAATCACGCCCCCCAAATATTTTCCGGCATTGGCCTGCAGCATGTTCATTTCACCCAGGGTATCCGGCTTTTCCTTTGCATGAACGGCGCCCTGCAAAATTTTCGGAAGCTGGGAGGTTTCATCGGCGTAGCGTTCAAAAATACCAATAAGTGAAAGGAGGGTTTCCCCCACATCCTGAATGATAACCTGCTGAATCGCTTTTCGCGCATCGTCACATTCGTCAGAGAGTTCAATTTCAGTACCGGGCTTGAACTTTCCGTCCCATCCCGGCATGAACTG